GACGAATACTATGATATACAATCCATGACTCAATCCCCACTACTACTACAGCAACGAAAACCAACATGTTCAATCATGCATGGCCTCGAAACTATCCGTGGATCGAATCAACACATAGACTCAATTGCACGCTCATTCCTCAGCTACATCTCCATCGACTGGACCAAGCTCGACCACACTAATCCTACTACGATCGTTTCTCTATATTATAGAAAATACCTTCCCTCCAAAATTATTGTATCTCACGGCTACCATCCGACCTTCGAATGGCCCTCATACCCAGAACTCGATATTGATATGCTCTACCAAAGAATGTCCAACCTCCTCACTTTCGACATGAACTATATGTTCAATATGATCTTCATCACAGCTGAAGGCTATGGATACACTCGCGACTCCGCGAAACCTGAACCATCCGGCAGACTTCCAACCCAATTCTACCAGTCATTCACTACTCTAGTTATCAACATAGACTCCCTCCTTCACTTTGGCTTTACCATAGACGAAATCAAATCAATCCTCATGCTCATCATGGGCGACGACAACACTTTCCTTACTCTATTTCAAGTCATTCGCCTCCACAACTGGCTCTCTTTCCACACTCAATATGTCAAGACCCGCTGGCACATGGAAATCTCAATCGAAAAAACACTTATCACCACGCTCCGCAACAAGATAACCACCCTGCAGTACCAATGCAACTATGGTCATCCTAAACGCGAATCAGACAAGATTATCGCACAAGCGATTTATCCTGAACATGGCGTACGAGATAAATACATGTCATCCAGAATGATAGGCTTAGCCTATGCATCCGCCGGCAACGACCACGATCTTTACCGCTTTCTTTACGATCTTTACAAGTTATTTCTTCCACATGCCGAGTTTTCACCCGACACACGCGAAACCACGCTCCGATCCCTTTTCGGTCCATACCTTGACGAAGATATGTTCAACGACATCACTCTAGACGAGTTTCCCTCCATCGAGCAAATCCGCTCAAAGTACACTTACTACCTTGGACCACTCTCTTACTACCCCAAATGGCCCGCATCCCATTTCCGCAAACCCCCCGACTATGCACCAGAAAATTATGTTACTATGTCCCAGTATGCAAAAACCCATGGCATCACGCCACCTATGCCTACTCATTATGACTTTCTCTCTTTTCCTGCTACATGAACGTTTTGTGTTATAAGACT